CGTCCACAAATGGGGCGAACATCAAGAACTCGGCAGGTTCTCTGTTCGAGCTCACGGCATACAACTCGACGGCCGGTACGATCTACATCCGCTTCTACAACAAGGCCTCGTCTCCTTCGGTCGGTTCGGACATTCCGATCATGACGATCCCTGTCGCCACCAACAGCTTCGGTAACGCTCAGTTCGGACATCTCGGGAAGCGATTCCCCCTCGGGATCTCCATCTCCATCACCGGTGCCGGTACCAACACGGACGCAACGAACACTGCGGCTGGTGCACTCATCAGCGCGACCTACCTCTAGGAGGGGACCATCGTGTCTCTCGGATACACCGTCGACAAGGGCACTCTCGACGCGAAGGCGGCTCAGGCTGCCCTCGAGCTGCGTGCGGCCTTCGAGAAGTCCAACATCATCGCCAACTACCTGGCGCTGTTCCCGTTCACCGCTCCCGCTCCCGACCCGATCATCGCCAACCTGGGCTACACCGCCGATGAGGCGGCTGCCCTGCGGACGGTCTTCTCCGGGTTCGACTCCGCCTACACCACCCTGGCGTTCAACTTCGCCACCGCTCGCCAGATCACCGGTCTCGAGTAGTCAAAATGAGAGGAGCCTCTAGTGATCTCTAGTCAAGTAGTAGGCTCCTTCGACAAAACCACAGCCAAGTTGCAGCGGCTGGCCAAGCTGGACATCACGGGAATTCTCCGGGCGAATGGCGAGGAAGGCGTTAAAGCTCTCGCTCGTGCGACTCCCGTCGAAACCGGCTTGGCCGCCGACTCTTGGGACTTCGAAGTTTCTGGCTCCGGGGGTGTTTACGAAATTGCCTGGACAAACGTAGATGTCGAACACGGGTTCAAGGTCGTGATCATGCTTCAGTACGGTCACGCCACTGGCACCGGCGGCTACGTCCAAGGCCGGGACTTCATCAACCCGGCGATCAAGCCGGTATTCGACCAGATCGCTAATACTGTATGGAAGGCGGTGACCTCCGCATGAGCGGCATTGACGAGAGTATCGTCCGCATGACGTTCGACAACAAGCAGTTCGAACAGGGTGTGGCTACGACTCTCAGTTCGCTGGACAAGCTCAAGGGCAGTCTGAAGCTCGAGGGCGCCACCAAGGGTCTCGACGACGTTGACAAGGCGTCCAAGGGGCTGTCTTTCAGCAGCATCGCGAACGGCGTCGAAGACATCGCAGACAAGTTCAAGACGATGTCGCTCATCGGGATCGAAGCCATCCAGCACATCACCGACAAGGTGGTCGACGCGGGAATCGAGCTGGCGAAGGCATTCGTCATCGACCCGATCAAGGACGGTTTCGACAACTACGAGACGCAGATCAACGCCGTCCAGACCATCCTCGCGAACACCGCTTCCGAGGGTACGAAGATCCAGGACGTCAATAAGGCTCTGGCCGACCTGAACACGTACGCCAACCAGACGGTGTACAACTTCAGCGACATGACCAAGAACATCGGCACCTTCACGGCCGCCGGCGTCAACCTGCAGACCTCGGTCAGTTCCATCAAGGGCATCGCCAACCTCGCGGCTCTGTCCGGCGCAAGCGCCGAGCAGGCTTCCGGTGCGATGTACCAGCTGTCTCAGGCCATCGCGGCCGGTTCGGTGAAGCTCCAGGACTGGAACTCGGTCGTCAACGCCGGTCTCGGCGGTAAAACCTTCCAGGACGCTCTGGTCAATACGGCTCGTGCGGCCGGTACGAACATCGACGCCATCATCAAGAAGGCCGGTAGCTTCCGAGAGAGCCTCCAGGAAGGCTGGCTGACCTCCAACGTCCTGACCAAGACTCTGTCGCAGTTCACCGGCGACCTGAGCGACGCCCAGATCAAGGCTATGGGCTTCACGGAGAAGCAGGCCCAGCAGATCATGCAGCTCGGCCAGATCGCCGTGGATTCGGCCACCAAGATCAAGACCGTGACCCAGCTCACCGACGCGCTCAAGGAGGAAGTGGCAACTGCATATGCCGCGATCTTCAAGACGCTCTTCGGCGACATCGGCACCGCCACGGATCTGTTCACCGATCTCCACAACACGCTGGAGAACGCGCTCACCAATCCGATCTACGCGCTCAACACGCTGCTTGAGGGTTGGGATCAGCTCGGCGGTCGCAAGGCGCTCATCGACGGCATCAAGGTCGCGTTTCAAGATCTCGCTGCGGTACTGAAGCCGATCAAGGAAGCCTTCTCGGAGATGTTCCCGGCCACCACGGCCAAGCAGCTCTACGACATGACGACCACCTTCAGAGACTTCTTCGAAAGGCTCAAAATAGGAGGAACCACTGCCGATGAGTTGAAGCGTACCTTCGCCGGTCTGTTCGCCGTTCTCTCCATCGTCTGGGACGTTGTCAAGCAGGGCGTGAAAACCCTCTTCGATCTCGTGGGAATGACGACAAAGGGCTCCGGGGGATTCCTCGAAATCACGGCCAAGGTCGGCGATTTCCTCGTACAGATCAAGAAGACCATCGATCAGGGCAACCTCATCGTCAAGTTCTTCAAGGATCTCGAGACTGAGGCTGATAAGGCGAACACGAAGATCAGGGACTTCCTCAAGCCCCTGAAGGACATTTTCGACACCACCTCTAAGTTCGACGGAACCAAGGCGGCCAAGTCCCTTACCGAGTTCGTCAAGAAACTCGTCGAGGGCACCGATCCTCTCAAGACGATCAACGAGGCAATCTCGAAGGTATGGAAGGATCTCGGAACCGTCTTCGACGACTTCGAGAAGAAGGCGTCGCCCGCGACGAAGAAGCTCATCGGGATCATCGACGACATCTGGAAGAAGATCACTGACTTCTTCAGCGACGTCGACAAGACCGTCAAGCCGTGGGTCCAGAAGGCGGGGGACCTCTTCAGTCAAATTGGGAGTGCCATCGCTGGCGCTTTCAACAGCATTCACTTCCAGGGCCTTCTCGACGGTCTGGACACGGGGCTCTTCGCGGCCCTGATCCTTCTCGTCAGGAAGGTCATCAACAAGTTCAAGGGCAGCAGCGAAGACGAGGGTGGCGGCATTGTCGACACTTTCAAGGAGATGTTCGAGGGTGTAACCGAAACTCTCGAAACGATGCAGAACACCCTGAAGGCGGCAACGCTTCTCGAGATCGCTGCGGCCATCGGTCTTCTGGTGCTCTCCATCAAGGAACTCTCCAACGTCAACCCGCAGCAGCTTGCGGCGTCGCTCGGCGCTATCACCATCCTGTTCGCTCAGCTCATCGGCTCCCTTTACGGGTTCCAGAAGGCCATGGGCGAGGAGGCCAACCTCAAGATCCTTCTCGTTGCTGGCGCGTTGATCCTTCTGGGTCTCGCGATAGACACCATGGCGAAGGCCGTGAAGGATCTGGCCAGTCTCGACTGGAATGGCCTTGCTCGTGGACTTGCCGGTTTCACCGTCATTCTCTCCGAGCTAATCCTCACGATGAAGCTCATGCCCGAGCCGGAACAGTTCATCTCCAAGACCATCGGAATCGTCATCCTTTCCGGCGCCATCAAGATGCTCGTCGGGGCCGTGAAGGATCTGTCCGGACTCAGTTGGGAACAGCTGGGTAAGGGTCTCATCGGCGTTGGTCTCATCTTGTCGAGCCTCGTTCTCTTCACGAAGTTCGCGGACGCAGATACTGCGGGGACGATCAAGGTCGCTGGCATTCTCCTCCTTGCGAGGGGCATCAAGCAGATCTCCGAGGCGATGAGTAACTTCGCGGAGTTCTCCTGGGAGAACATCGCCAAGGGTCTCGTCTCCATCGGAATCAGCCTCGCCCTCATCACCGGAGCGATGCGACTCATGCCGGAAGATGCCCCCATCAGGGCGGCCGGCATGCTCATCATCTCGTTCGCTCTCAACATGATCGGTCAGACGATTCAGAAGTTGGGAGAGATCAAGGGCGAGGTGATCGCAAAGGGCATATTCGCTATCGCGGGTTCGCTCCTCGCAATCTCCGCGGCATTGGCTCTTCTGCCTCCTTCGTCGCTCCTCTCGGCGGCTGCGATATTCATCGTGGCTTCCTCGATCGGGCTGATGACGGATTCACTGCAGAAGATGGGTCAGATGTCGTGGACTGCGATCGGTAAGAGTCTCCTCGAGCTCGCAGGTTCTCTGGCGATCCTTGCCGGTGGTCTGTATCTCATGGAGGGTGCGCTTCCCGGTGCGGCAGCATTGGTCATCGCGGCAGGAGCTCTGAAGATCCTTCTTCCGGTGCTTCAGTCGATGGGCCAGATGTCGTGGTCCGAGATCGGTAAGAGCCTCGTTGCGCTGGCTGGTGCGTTCATCATCATCGCAGGCGGTGCTCTCCTTCTCGTCCCCGCAGTTCCGGTTCTTCTGGGATTCGGAGCTGCCGTGCTGCTTCTCGGCGCGGGCGTTCTCGCTACTGGCGCAGGCATCCTGTTCTTCGCAACTGCGCTGGGTCTTCTGGCTGCAGCTGGGTCGGCAGGCACTGCGGCCATCGTCGGCATCGTCAAGGGTCTGATCGGTCTCATTCCGCAAGTCATGGAGGAGATCGGTAAGGGCGTCATTGCCTTCGCCACGGTGATCTCGCAAGCTGGACCGGCCATCACCTCGGCCATCACGACAGTAATCCTGTCGCTGGTCAAGGCGATCTCTAACACGGCTCCTCAGGTCATCGGTGCGCTTCTGAGCATGCTCTCAACGATGCTTGACGAACTCGTGAAGTACGTTCCGCATCTTGTGGATGCCGGTCTGAAGTTGATCATCGGTCTCCTCACAGGGATCAAGAACAACATCGGACAGATCGTCACGGTCACCGTGGAAATCGCAGTGAGGTTCATCAACGGCATTTCCGCGCAGTTGCCGAGCATCACACAAGCCGGTGCGAACCTGATCATTCACTTCGTCAACAGCCTCGCCGACACCATTCGAAGTAATTCGAAGGCGATGGGGCAGGCCGGAGCAAACCTCGCTTCCGCCATGATCGAGGGTATGGTTAATGGTCTCGCCGGCGGTTCCGGCAAGATCGCCAGTGAGGCCGAGAACGTGGCCAAGTCCGCGTTCAACGCTGCGAAGGACTTCCTCCAGGTCAATTCTCCCTCGAAGAGGTTCATCGAGCTCGGTAAGTCCGCGAACGAGGGTATGGCCGTCGGCCTGACCAACTTCGCCGACATGGTGAAGAAGCCCGCTGAGAATATCGGTTCCACGGCAATGGATTCCCTCAAGAACTCATTGTCCGGAATGTCGACGCTCATCAGCGAGAATATCGACACCAACCCGACCATCACTCCGGTTCTCGATCTCTCGCAGGTCAAGAAGAGCGCCGGCCAGATCGGAGACTATCTCCCGAGCAACCCGGTGTCGTTCGATGCGACATATTCGAACGCCGTTGGTGCTTCGAATGGTTACATCAACAACCAGATCACGTCCACGGAGATAGCGGGGAACAATGCAAAGCCCCCCATCACCTTCAACCAGTACAACAACTCGCCGGTGGCGCTGTCTAACGCTGACATCTACCGTCAAACCAAGAACCAGCTGTCAACTGCGAGAGGAGCTCTGCCTATCTGATGATTACCAGGATCGAAGTTCGAAACACGCAGGGTGGGCTCCTCCCGCTCACCATCGCAAGTGAGAACTCCGGTATCATCATTGAGGACATCACGGGGTTGGATCCGGTAAAGGCTACTGTCATTTCGTCGAGTTTCGCGATGATGGACGGTAGCCAATACCAGACCAGCCAGCGTGGTAACCGCAATATCGTGATGACGCTGGACATCCAACCGGACTACATCGTAGACACGGTTCGGAGCGTGAGAACGTATCTGTACGGCTACTTCATGCCGAAGACTCAGATATCCATCACGTTCTACTTCGACGATGACAGCCCCGTAAGCATCTCGGGGATCGTGGAGTCGTTCGACTTCCCGCTCTTCACACAGACGCCCAAGGGGGTCGTGTCGATCATCTGTTTCGACCCCGACTTCCTGGCCGTCACGCCGCAGGTTTTCAACGGGGCTACGGTCACGGACACGAGCGAAACGTCGCTGTACTACGGTGGCAACACCGCGACCGGCTTCTCATTCGCGATCAGTCCTGCCGTAGCTCTGCCGGCGTTCACCATCTACAACCGGGCAGCGGACAACACTATAACGTCTCTGGATTTCGAGGCTCCTCTGAACCCCGGGGACGTTCTGACCATCAGCACCGTCTTCGGATCCAAGTTCATATCCCTGAACGAGGGCGGCTTCGTCAGCTCGCTTCTCTACGGAATGAACGCCCCGTCCGACTGGGTGGAACTGACGCCGGGTCTCAACTACATCCGTGTGGCTGCAGGCACGGCTGCCATCCCGTACACGATCACGTACACCGAACGATACGGGGGTTTGTGATGGAGGTGTATATTCTCGATAGCCTCTTTCGCCGTCAAACGACCGTCGACGACTACGAGTCCCTCATCTGGACCGAGCGTTACGCCGCTTACGGCGACTTCGAGTTGGTCGTCTATTCGACCATCGCCAACCGGGCTCGATTCGTCGTGGGGTTGCGCGTAGCCCTCGATATCTACAAGTCGATTCGCGTGATGACGATCGAGACTATCGAGAATTCCACCGACACCCAGGGCATCACAACCCTGACCATCAAGGGGCGGTCTCTCGAGGCCATCCTGGACAGCCGACTCGTTCGGAACACCATGTCCAACACGACGACTGAACCGAAGTGGGTCATAACAGATACTCCGGTGAACATCGCGATCACGATGTTTGATCATATCTGCATCGCGGGTGCACTGAATGCCGGAGACATCATCCCCAACGTCGACGAGTCAACCTTCATCTCTGGGTCTATGATCCAGCCGTACTCGTCTGCGATCACGTACGAGATCGAGCCGAAGACCCTCTACGCAGCGATGACGGATCTCTGCAACTCATATCGCTTGGGCTTCAGTCTCACCCGCCCTCTCGACAGTAATCAACTGCTCTTCAAGATCTACACAGGTCACGACAGAACTACTCGACAGACCGACTACGACGCGGTGGTCTTCAGTCCGGAAATGGGTAATCTACAGAACACCTCCGAACTGACGTCCATCTCCGGGTACAAGAACGTCGCCTATGTGATCTCGCCCGTTGGCGTTCAAACCGTGTACGCCGACAACGTGTCCACGACCATTTCGGGTCTCGACCGTCAGGTTCTTCTCGTCAGTGCTCCGGATATCACGGACACGGACACTACGGTGGCGGCCACGAAAATGATCCAGCGTGGCGTCTCGGAGCTGGCCAAGAACCGTCAGACGTACGGTTTCGATGGGCAGTTGAGCGAGATCAGCCAGTACCAGTACGGAGTTGACTACTTCCTTGGCGATCTCGTCGAACTCAGGAACGTAGATGGCGCCGTCAGCAACATGCTCGTGACTGAGCAGATCTTCGTTTCCGACAAGCAGGGCGAGCGGTCATATCCGACTCTGTCCGTCTACCAGTTCGTAATGCCCGGAACTTGGTTCTCGGAGGTTCCGTCCCAGCATTGGGCGGATCTCCCCGACACGGACCACTGGGCGGACAACCCGTAAAGGAGGTGTGAAATGGCTATCGGTGACGACGCCACTGCTGCGGGATATCCTCTGGTCCCCAACACAGGTGACCCCGGCCGCGTCAGCCTCGGCGCGCAGGAGATCAACCGCACCCGCGACCTGATCGCTCAGCTCAAGGCGCTGATTCCCGTCGGTAAGTACGGCTACCGTGCTGCTGCGGGCTTCACGTCCGGATGGGGCGACCCGAGCGGCGGCAGCGACGGGGATATCTACTTCAAGATCCTCAACTAGGATCTGCCGTGACTGACTACACGCAGAACACTGGCGGTACCGGAACGATGATGATCCGGGACACTGGCAGCAGCATCGAGTTCTGGCTCAAAGCCGGTTCTTCGACGTTCAACCACCAGCTTCCCTGGGCCTATGTCGTCAATGGTGTCGCCAGTGGCTGGCAGTCGTTCGACTTCCAGTCGGGTGGGAACTGGCAGCAGCTCGGTAGTTGGGGCGTATCTTCCACCCAGACCGTTACGTTCAAGCTCGGTAACACGGGCACGGGCGGTCTGGGTGGGCCCACGGACTTCAGCGTCAACATCAACCGAGCGACCAACCCAGGGCCTCCGAGTCTTGCTGGTCCGTACAACGTCGGCGCCAACAGTTGCGATGTTGCCATCACCGCGGGCGCTAACAACGGCGCCAACATCGACGCCTATCAGGTTGCGTACGGAACCGACCCGAACAACGCCCAGTACTTCACTGGAAACACGGGTTGGTGGACGAGCATTGGTGGACTCGCCCCGGGCACGACGTACTACTTCTGGGCTCAGGAGCACAACTCCGCGGGATGGAGCGGGTGGTCCAACCGAGTCCAGGCCACTACGCTTCGGGTGCCGGATCCTCCGACGACTCCGGCCATATCCAACGTCCTCGCGACTTCGGTAACGGTGTCGTTCGCCCCGAATTACGACGGCGGATCGCCGATCAACTACTACTGGGTGGGGTATGGGACTGATCCTAACAACACGCAGTACAACGCTTACGGGAACGGTTCTCCGATAAATATCGGTGGACTCGCTCCCGGGACGACGTACTACTTCTGGGTTCGTGCACAGAATGGCGTCGGGTGGGGCCCCTGGTCCGGAAGGGCCAGCGTAAGAACGATCGCCGGCGTGTACATCCTTGCCGCCGGGTCGTGGCATCTTGCAGTTCCATACATCAATGCCGCCGGTTCGTGGCACGTCGCAGAGCCATATATCAACGCCGCCGGTGGCTGGCACAAAACCGATTAATAGGGGGTGTTCATGAGCGATTGGCTGCCGGTGGTCTTGTCTTCAGCTTCCGGTATTATCGCGTCATCCGGATTCTGGGCCCAAGTGCAGCGCAAGGATCGGACGAAGAACGCGACGACCAGACTGATGATGGGGTTGGCCTACAACCAGATCACGAAGCTGGGCGTCGAGTACATCGAACGTGGATGGATCACCCAGGACGAGTACGAGGAGTACCTCAAGTACTACCTCGAGCCTTACAAGGCACTTGGCGGCAACGGAGTCGCCGAACGGATCGCGGCGGAAGTGGCAACGCTTCCGCTTCGGTCACACAGCAAATATTCGGAGATCTTCCGAAACCGTGAACAAGGAAGGTTCATCAACAATGTCCGTGTCGTCGCCCCTCCCTTCCAGCAAGAAGCCCCTGCTGAGTGACAAGGTCTACGTCTGGCTGAAGTACGCCGCGTCGGTCGTCTTCCCGGCACTCGGCACGCTCTACTTCGCGCTCGCCCAGCTCTGGCACTTCCCGCACTCCGCCTCGGTCGTCGGCTCCATCGCGTCGGTCAACACCTTCCTCGGTGTCCTGCTCGGTGTCTCCACGATGACCTACAACAACAGCGGCGCCCAGTACGACGGCGTGATGCACGTCGAGTCGAGCGACCCGGACACGACGACGGCAACCATGGTTCTGAACTCCGACCCGGCGGACCTCGTCCAGAAGAACGCGGTGACCTTCAAGGTGAACGCCGTTCCGGCCGCGGTGCCTGCCACTCCGGTCCAGATGCCTCCGGTCAACTCGGTGGGCTCCGGCTACGTCCCGCCCGTGCCGCTGCAGTAGGTTTCAGG